TGCATAATGCGGCGACCATCACCTTGTGAAGCAAACAGGTTAAAGTTAGTCCGTTCCGGTACATCATGCCACTCTTTCAGAGTTGCTGTGTACTGGTTCAGGTTATCGGGACGTGTAGGAATGTCGCCATTCACTCCACGAGTTACTGCGGTTGCACTGCCGGAGTCAGCTACGAGAAATACGGCTTCGTTGCCGTTGACTTCAGTCTCAGTCGTAACAGTACGACGTGCTAGAGACTGACGCTTCTCAAAGCCTTTAATGAACTCCTTGCGGTACATGGTTTGATATGCTGTATCAGCCATCGTCATGTCCTCTCAAAAGTTAATGTTTAAAGTTCAACACCATCGTTCGAGTTAGCCAGTTAGATGACGATCTGCGGGTTAGCCTGTGTCAGGGGCCGCCACGCATCAATCAGGGGTCTACTTGTGGTTATTCTTAGTTTAGTCAGGGATTCTATGGTTTGTCAATAAAAAAAGCTGCTAAGAATAACTCTTAGCAGCTTCGGGTCGGATGTAGAGCAACATTATCCTTGCTTTTCCATACTATCACGAGCTGTGATCAGGTCCATATACCGTTTCTGAGCATCCTTATCGCTGTGCCAGTCACCATCACCCATACGTGCTTCAAGTGCTTTAATCTCGTCATTCATCGAAGCAACTGGGTTACTGGAATTAGGAACAACGGTAGCAGATGGATTGATAGTACGCGCCCAGTCTGCCATAGCTACCATCATCTCAGGACTGTTAAATACGGCCTTTCCGTCTGGAAGTCTCGCACTACCAAAAAGATCACGTACAGACTCAGGCAATTGATTAACTAAACCTTTGACCATGTTGACATTAGTCTGAAAATCAGCACCCCAGGTCTCTTTCAGTTGCCTGTTAGTAGTCTGAGTATCAACACCATCCTGAGCCACCTGTGCTTCAGCTTCAGCCTGACGACCTTTGAGCATGGCATTGGTTAAAGCATTGATAGTCTCGGTAGGAACGTTAGCAGCATGAGCAGCTTTAAACACATCGCCCATGATCCGGTTGTCATCCTCACCCAGCACCAGACCTTCATCAAGTGCCAGCTCGTAACCATCAGCACTCTCAGGAATACCGTTAGCTTCACGATACTGCTGCATCTGTTCGTCGGTAGCATTCTCAGGTAGACCATTACTGATCTCACCTTTACGAATGCGATCCTGGGCCTCAAAGCCACTCTTGGTAAACGCTGAGAAGTCAGTATAACGTTCCATCTGCTTCATGCGTTTATCGTAGTCTTCAGTACCTTCCTCAAGTCCCATATTGGAAAGAGCTTGTGATCGCCAGTCTTCAGGGGTTGAATTAAAGTAGTTTACAGACCCACCATCGCCCCCAGAGCCTTCATTACCTGCCCCGCCATCACCAGAACCATTTGAAGTACCACCGCCACCATCAGCGCCGCTAGCGCCAGACCCACCTTCTCCACCATCATCGCCTCCTGCGGCACCTTCGGCACCAGCCTCATTAGCCATTAAATTTAACCACCGTAGTTTACTTTTCAACATTATTATTTTCCTCTTGTTGTTTTAGTTTGCCTATTGGTACATTTAAATACTTCAAGATCTTCTGCCCTACAAATGCTCGTCCTGATAAAAACGCTGATTCATCCGATGAACCAGGGATAAATAAAACATCGTGTGCTCTTGAGAGTTTATTTACTATAACGTGCAATGCAAGTCGCTGCTGATGTTCACTGGCATCTCCCTTGTGGAGAGCCTTAAGTGCAGCGTGTTCATGTTTATCAAGACCCGGTGTTTTAAAACACTCTTCGTTATTCTTCAACTTCAGTCATCCCCGCTTCAGCCTGTGCTTGTGCCATCTGAGCAGCTGCAGCCATTTGTCTGCCTTGCTCAACCTCTTCTGGTTCTCGTTTCCACTTCTCTGGAGCACCAGAGCCACTGATAGCATCGCGTAGTGCCTCATCAAAATTAACGTTCATCACAACATTAGGATCGAGTGCGGCAGCAGCGCCAGTAAGATCAATAACCTGACCGAGCTGTTGTACCTTCTTCTCTTCCTCAGATTCGCTCAATGGTGATTCAAATCTAAACACAACATCACGACCCTGAAGTGACTGAGGGATGTCTTGAGGTGAACCCAGGAAACCATTAGCCAGTGCAATCTCAAATGCCAACTCACAGAGCTGACCGTTGTATTCAGCCTCGATAGGTGCAAACAGTGGTAGATTTTCACGACGGTACTGCTTCATACGCTCAGACACTTCATATGCTGTCATGTCACGATTCACGTCAGGTAACGTTAGTTTATTAACGTAGAATGCAGATTTTAATGTCTCAACAATATCTTGACGTACATTAGCACCGATAGGATAACCACCGCGATCCTGAGTTAATGGTCGAAGTGCAGCACCTAGTCGTTCGTCATATTCATCATCGACCCATGTGATACCATCGGCAGCTAAGTCAACATCACTCCTTACAACTTTCTGAGTCGCAATGATAGGAGGACGCGTATACCTTTCCGCAGCCTCAAGTAACGTGTGTTGCATTTCCTGAATAGATCGGGCATCAGGGAGTCCAATGACGGTTGCCGGGGAATACGCGAACGGAGATCCAGGTATAGTCTTAAAACGTGGAACGACATACATTTTATTATTGACACCTTTAGCTTCCATGATGTGATTGTTAGTAACGTCAATAAAACAAGACACGAAAGGATAACGTTCAGTAATCTCATCATCACCGTACATGACTGATGGTACTACCATATGCCTTACGTCACCTTCTCTGAAGGGTTCTTCTTTGACTTTCTCTCTGACATTCTCATGTACATTATCACCGAAGTAATCGACCATTTCACGATGAGTTGGCTTCCACTTCCTTACGACACCACCGACCTGACCGTTCTCATCATCAAACCATGAACAATCTCGAAGGTGCCAAGTGCGGAATAATAAACCATCAGCTTTCCTATTGACTTCGATAGATATTACAGCCGATCCGAACGTTACGTAATCATGATCGCCTTCTTTAGTTGCTCGAACGAAGTTAGCTTCACGATTATTGAATAGCTTCATCAATCGACCCGTTGCCCATTGTAACCACATGGCACCGAGCTGATCGGGTTCACCGTCAACCGACATCTTAAACCATTCACCATCGCGCAACATAGCGCTTAGTGAGTCACCTAAGTCACGTCGAACAAGTACAGGATATGAGTCAACCAGGAGATCTGCCAGTTCAGTACCGATATTACGAGCGTATGTGAAGTCTGCACGTTCAGGATAGAAATGATCGGCTATTGTCTGATACAAGCTCATCATAGGTTGATGGCGCTTACATACCTGTTCAGCCAATCCTTTGAGTTGAGCTACGTCCATCTTCATGACAGTTAACCTAGTTTGCCATCATCAGTTAGCATCGTACCTGCACGCCCTGTGCCTGCATACTTACGTTGCATCTCGCGCTGTTTCTTACGTTTAATTGTGGTGTCATCAGGCGTTGGAGCCACTTTAGGTGTCTCGACTTTAGGTGCCTTAACTTCAGGTTTCGGTTCAGGTGCAGCAGGTGCCGGAGCTGGTGCATCAGGTTCAAATAATCCTGAAAGTAAACCAAGGGGTGTATACTTCTTAAGAAATTTACCTGCATTAGACATCTCAATATCTCCTACTCTTACGTTTCTGATAACCAGATGCTGATCGTTCCTGACGATGAACAGCAGGTGGAACCCATATTTTGTTTGACTTCTTAGCAATACCTGGGAACAACTCAGTGAATCCCCAAATAGTACTATCGGCCCTATCAGGTGATGTAAGTCCTTGATAACCCGCCATTGTGAAGTAACACAACTGATCCTCAAGTTCAGGGAAATACCCAACGTGATGGATCTTATTTTGCTCATACAATGCAGCTATCGGTTCAGCTCGGATCACCTTACCCCTTGTAGCATTAACTTCATTATAGGGCAAGTCAGGGTTTTTCGCTTGAATTACTGCTCTGACCATATCACCACCGTAGTTCTTCTCGCCCACGATCCGGTCAGCATTATGACGTTCATAAGCTTCAGATACGATGATTGCCCAGTCTTCAGGACTGTATCTCCCTGATAAATCTTCTAAAAGATACCCGTGACCATCAGTACCGAGAGCACATACAGATATACCAATCTCATCAGATCGAGTGTCTTCAGGTCCACTGCAACCACTTGGATCGACTGCAATTACTACCCTGAGCCAATCCGGTAACGTACCCTGCTGACCGAGCCTGCGGTTCTGTGCCAGTAACTCCTCGGACCATAAAGCACCTTCAGACTCATCAGCAAACTGACCGTACAGGAATCGGTTACGAGCACGTTCGGGTAGATCCTCAAGTCCTTGAATATACTCAGGTGCCAGGTTGTCTTTGTTATCAACTGGATTAATCTTATAGTAACCGTAGTTACCGGGCTTCAGCACCGGCTGCTTAGTCACAACATCCTTCTTCTCAACGAACATCCTGTAGACCCAGTGGGTCTTAGCAGATGGGTTAAGGTCATAATAAGCTTTAAGTTGTAGGTTCTCAGTCTGTTGTGCCAGTCGAGTGATAGCAGTCACTCTCGAATCCCAGGGTATCTGACTGCACTCATTGAAATAGATGGTCGCAAACTCCTGACCCAGGATCTTCTCAGTACGTTCCTTATCGTCCAGGCCACCGAACCATATCTCAGATCCGTTAGGTAACGTGAGGAACCAATCAGTCTTGTTCAACATACTTTCAACTGATGGAAGTTCGGGGAAACACAACTTCATCACCTTGGGTAACGTATCGTAGATGATAGAAGCTTTGATAGCGTTGAATCTGAAACGAAAAATAGCATGCCTGGAGCCAGCGGATTTAATAGCGCGAACAAGTACCATCCTAAGCAGTAGAAATGTCTTACCGGAACGAGAGCCACCACCGAGACAACAGTGAACAGCGTCTGATATCAGCATATCACGAGCCAGATCTTGCGCCCGTGTCAGGTGAAATTGTTCTTCAGTCATCCTGAGATTACGGTAGTTGGCTTCGATGCTTTGATTGCAGCAGCCTTCTTCTCAGCGTCTGGTCCCGTATAGCACTTACCTGTCTCACCGTATTTCTTCCCATGTTTACCGTTGACCGTGCAGTTTTGTATGGGCATTTTCGTTACGCCTTCTCATCTTTAGAATCAAAATGAACGTGCATCTCACCAGCTCCAGACTTCTGATGATCCTCGTAGATATTGAAATGCTGACCAAGTTCCTTAAGTGCCTGGACTTTATTATGTAACTTAATCTTGTGAGTATAGTCAACATAAGTGTCTTCACCATCGCGATGGGTATTAGTCACAACCTCGACGCTAGAAACCGCAGCAGCCGTATCGTCATCGAGAGTATCTATAGATCTCAATCGACTGCCGTTGAATATATTACGTATATCGACGAGACCAACCCTGGCAAGTTCCTGAATTACAGCCTCACGAGTTACTTCAAGCTTACTGTTCATCTTTTCCTGCATCTCAGTGATGTATTCGATCACTGTAGGCATCTCAAGTAACCGACAACCCTGAACGCTAGCGCCATTAGGACTGTAACCAGCACGGATAGCCGCTTGAGTAGCGTTAAAGTCGATTAGCCATTCATCAGCAAAGCGTTTCTGTTGAACGTTCATAATTAGCATTCACTAACAGTTACTTATAGGTACCCAAAGTATCATTCACAACTATAAATAAGTCAATTATGAACGTAACCTATTGATCCCCCTCAACTTTAGTTCGGGCTTTTGTTCGGGGTATGCTTAAAGTCCTTAACCATCAACTACTTACTACTATCTATACCCCTAACCCCTAATAAACATATCCTACGCATATGCATCGTAATTATTATGACATATTAGTAATAATCATAATAATCCAGATATATTCTTAATGGAGTAGGATTGTACGGGGGTACGGGGTTTTACGATAAGTCATTGATTACATTACACCCCTAACGATACCCCTAACTGAAGAGTTTGACAGAATCAGTCATAATCTGCTATGCTAAAAATTAAATACAGTCAAATTATGATAGGAGAAGATGTATGAAGAATGTATGGTTCTATGAATCAGAGTTAGATAAATTACGAATTGCTTTAAAAGTTAACAAAACTATAACTTACGATTTTACCGATGGATGTCTAAAGGCCAGCAATTCATCTGCTGTCATTAAACTTATGGTAGGCGGTACTGATTATCACAGTGGCCCAGTAAATATTATTTTCAGCAAAAGTATCCCTAAAACATGGACAGTCGCTTTCATTAATTTCAATGAGATGGTCATTGACGGATTTAACGGCGTGCCCATACCTTTTGATATCGTCGGTGGTTATAGTTGTCATCCTGTTAGGATTAACACCGTTTCAGACGAAAATGAACATCCTGTTGTAATTGATATAGAAGTATTATCAGATATTTTCAGTGCTGTACGAAAATTAAATACCGTCAACAGTAATGCTCAATTGAAAATGATAAATGAATCTACGGCGCAGGTGAATCTTCAAGGTTCTGTCGTGGGATTCACTGACGATGATATTATTTTGATATCAACAGGAGATGATTATAATGACTTATATTGATCCAGATACGGGCAAAGCATACAGTCATCCTCCCTCTGTAGAAAAAGCAATTGAATTACGTGATCACTTATATGTCGATATAAACACTCGTTGTGACGTTTGCGATGCATCAGGAAAAATATACGAACATCCGATTCGTTATGTTAGTAATAATGAATGCTTGAAATGTATCGTTGAAGGTGACAATGGATACGAAGCACAACGACTTAATACGAACTGGGATAAATATACTTTAAAACCTCATGGATGCAAGGGTGGTCCACATATCATTAAGTATCTTAAAGGAACTAAACGATGCGCTACATGTGAGGAAATACCCTCACCCAGGCAACAAGCTTTAGCTGCCGGGGAGACATGGTATTTACCAAAGCACCACTGCACTAAATGCGGCTGTCGAGCATTAAAACGAGTTTATGATGGTGTATGCCAGGGGTGTATGAACGCTGAATCACCTATGTCCATGGAAGAAGCCGAAGCTCTGGTCCCGCATGGCACCGAAATAGACCGAGAGACCGCGCTATCTTTAGGGTTATTAGTGTACCGAGACACCGGCAACACCCTACGTGATACCCGCACCGGAAGGCGTCTTATTGACTGTGTCTGAGTCCTGAGCTATGGTTTACCTATGCACTAACGATACCTATCGGAGGGGATATCATGGCATTTGCAAAGGTAATATACAGAGGTAACGGTTCACCCAGGGCAATATTCACTGCTCTCTCATCAGATACTAAAGGTACAGCCACATCTGGAGTGCTCCAGGTATACGCTGGTGACTGGTGTTACGAGACTGACACCAGCGATCGATACGAATACGATGGTAATAGTTGGGTGCAGATAAGCGCTAACGGCGCGGGGTATGGTCTTCCGGGTAGCGCGGGTGGCGCATCTGCCGTCACTACATTAGAGAACTTTTTAGTAGCTGGCGAGGCTTCTCAGACAGGTACAGCAGTTAATTTCCCATCTGGAAGGGCAACATTCCAAGCAGTAGCTAATGGCTCAAGTGGGGCTTATACGGCAACTGTCAACATCCTTGTTTCAAACGACAATACTAACTGGGTGACAGCCGGGACTATTACGTTATCAGGAACAGCGACTACGGCGGATTCAGACGGATTTACGACAGACGCGCCGTGGGCATATGTAAGGGCTGATGTTGCTTCATTTACTGGCACAGGTGCTACCTGTGACGTTTATATGAGTAAGTAATTATGGTTACTTCAACAAAATCACAAGCGAATTAGGGGTATAATTATGGGTGGTGTTGCGATATACAAGAAAAGAGCAGGACTTAATTGGTCTGCAAAACTCCCTAACAATAAAGCCGTTTTATTCGGAGACTCCCATGTTGCGGGTAGTGGCGGTGCTGGCGCAAATAGTCACTATCTAAATAATGCAGCCCAGAAAGGATGGAATAAAGATGGTTGTGTTAATTGGGCTAATTTCTTATTAGGACAAGCCCTAGACATAGTTGCTCTTGAGGGTGTTGGTGGTGAAGACTCTACTGGTATTTTAGCTAGAGTTGGAAACGTGGTGCAACATGATCCCGGTTATGTATTTATTTTTTCTGGCACTAATGACACTGTAGCAGCTACAGCTATTGCAAACATGCAAAGCATGGTCGATGTGTTTGAGCAGAACGAAATAATCTCAGTTATTGTTGGCCCCTTTCCAAGATATTTTGCTTCAATTAATCAGGCAACGTTACAGGTACAGCATGATATTCGTAAAGGGTATGCTCTCATTGCAAAAGACACTCCTTCCGTTATATATGTCGATCCTTTTGATGATTTAATTGATAGCTCAACAGCTACTAAGTTGGCACAAGGTGAAATGTTACCAGCGAACACAACAGACGGAACGCACATAAAAGATGCAGGGGCTAGATTGATCGGTCAGAGAATACACGATGCACTATTAGACACAGGGATCAGTAAAGTTGGTATCACAAACGGTCAATGGGATGGAACTAATGGTGATAATGATTCTTTATTGTTGAACGGGCATTTCTTTGGGACAACAGGAACAACGGTGGCACCAGTCTCCGGAGATTTGGCTGACGACTGGAAAATGACCGAAAAGAGTAATGCTTCACAGACCTGTGTTTGTAGCAAAGTTGCCAGAACAGATGGTGTTGCAGGTTTTTGGCAGCAGTTTGTCATTGACGCATCCACTACTCATGCTGAATATATGCAAATGGAACAGATAAACAGCGCAACCTCCTATGATTTGACAACAAGATTTGCCGAAGGGACTCCCGTTATAGCTGAGTGTGAAATCGAAATAGAAGTTACGAGTGGAACATTAGATTATTTGCGATTGGGTATGACTCAATATACTTCGGGTTGGAGTGCATTAATGACCACTGATATTTTCTCCGGTACTGCAACATCGTCAGATTTCTTAATTGATTCTACAACTACGGGGGTATTACGCACTATCCCGACTACCGTTCAAGTAGGGTCTAAGAAAACTGCTGTTGTTTTAGATATTGGCCCATCGGCAGCAGGAAATATTACGGTAAGGGTGGGACGTATAGCTATACGCGAAGTGGATGCTGTTCCAGTTATTAATGTGTCTTAAGGGCAGCATATGTCTGACCTCGACGAAATAAAGAACGAACTCAAGAACCAGGGTAAAGCCATCGACAAGATGGAAACCTTTATGGGTGAGGTTTCGGACGCTCTCCAGAAACTAGCCGCCCTGCAAGCTCATCACGAAGAACAATCAGACGCCGTAAGACGTTCATTTAAAATCATTGAAGAACACTCAGTCAAAATATGGAATATTGAACAAAAACTCCCTGCTTTCACTATTGCAAGGAATGTAATCTTCGGCTTAGTAGGCATGATTTTAATGGGGGTGATGGGCGCTGTAATAGGTATGGTTGTTATTTCGTGAGTAACCTTGAGATCATACGTTTCGCAGATCATCCTAAGCTTGGTTGTCCAGGTGATTTATACGTTGATGGTATTAGATATTGCAGCACTCTTGAGCAACCATGGGTGCCTATTGATGAAGGATTAGGTGGTAAACCTTACGAGTCCTGCGTTCCAACAGGCGAATATAAACTCGTTAAGTATCACTCGAAGAAATATGGTGACTGCTTTTTAATGGTCAGTTACGCTAATGAGGTGCATGCTTTTGAAGATGATATGTTGCATCAGAAACAACGATTCGGTTGTATATTTGCTCACAGAGGTAGTTATGTAAATAACTTCCAGGGGTGTATAGGTCTTGGTGTTGACTATAAGTTACTCGGTGAAGAGATGGGTATTACTAAAACCCGGTTCACCTGTGAGAAACTGATGCATCTGTTCTATCAGGATAATGTAGATAAACTAACAATAAGGTGGAAACACGCATGAAAAAATTAACGGTTATATTATTTTGTTTACTATTCGCGAATCCAGTATGGGCCTGTACGTTATCCTGGGATGCACCACCTGCAGACGATGAGGTAGATGGTGTTCGTTTACTGGTAAAAGATAAAGGTGCCGCTGACAGTACTGCTGTTGCACAACCGGATCTGCCACCTGTAATAACAACTAACTGTGACGCTTACCTTGGTAAGTCAGTGGCAGTGGCACCGTTTAATCAATTCGATCAGGGTGAATCTACACGATTCATATATCTAGGTGCGCCGGGAAAGCTCCAGAATTATCGGGCGAGTCCGTAATAGCGACAGGTATAGCGGTGTTTTTTATAGGTTTACGTAATTGGTTTAGACGTAAATGGTTACAACTAAAGAGGTGGTTTAATGATTAAACTAACACGTAAAGACGGCACGTACTCACGCACACAGATGGTTAATACACTCACCGCGATGGTAGCCGGTATCCTTACAACAATGCCTGGAATCAGAGAACAGATACCTGAAGAAGCGTATGGTGTGGCACTTATGGTATTAACAGTAGTTCACGCATATTTACGAGCAACTACCACGCAGTCTCTTAAGTAATGTGGTTATTAAAACTACTCAAAGGATGGCAATTATACGCAATAATTTTCAGCGTAGGCGTTGCATCTGGTATTTGGGGTATGGCGAAGTTTCACAAGGCAGAGAAAATTGCGGAACTGGAAAAGATCATCGAACTAAAGGATGCCGCATACAACAAGGCACTCACGGTTTCAGGTGCGTTCTACAAAAAACAATTAGAAATATCCGATAGTCAAGTTAAGGTTAGAGAGGTAATCAAACATGTTAAAGATGATAGTACCTGTGATATTCCTGCTCCTACTGCTTGGATGCTCGATGCCCATCGTTCAGGAATGTCCCAAGGCACCACCGGAACTTTTGAAGGTTCCAGAATTGCCCCCACCACTGACATCGTATCCCAAAGCCAGGAACTAACCGGTCATTTTGATATAGCTGATCGGTTTATTCTGTGCCGTGAACAGATAATACAGTTAAAAGAGTTTTATAAATAACCAGATTAACCCTGTAATAATACCAATACCAACAACGCCATACTCAGCATTTGTTTTTCATCACCTGTCATAAATCCCCCTTTAATTAATGTAAGCCCCAACTCTAATAAAACTCTTTCTAATTCCCTCTAGTACCTTTGCCCATCCTGCTCGGTCTTTCCAAGGCTTACCATCTGCAACGGCTTTATAGCAATCTACTCTATTTGTTTTGTATAACTCAATCGTGTGAGTGACTTCACCAAAATCAAAGTCTGTAATTACAATTCGCCTTCTAAGTTCTGGTAATTCAGGCGGATAATCAGGCGCAGGGCCATCGAGCCGTTTACGCTCTTTGGATTCGCGCATGGATTTTAACTTCTTGCTGTATTTATTTCGTTGTCTATACATTGTTCAATACCTTGCACGGTCTGTCTAATACACTGTTA